ACAGAGAAGTTTGCACGCTACGTTACTTCTGACTCCTACAAGTTCTATAAGGCCGCATAATGGCAAGTAACACATCTAAAGTATTTATTGACATTATTACCCAATTCACTGGGACTAAGAGCATCAAGCAGGCAGAAACTTCATTTCAAAAACTAGCAAAGAGCATAGGCCGTGTGGTCAGCGTTGCAGCCATCGAGGAATTTAGCAGGCGATCCATTAAGGCTTTTCTAGCCGATGACGCAGCTGCAAAGCAGTTAGAGAAAACCCTTACAAACCTTGGCATTTACTTTGATTCAGGCGTGCTATCTAGTTACATCCAGGGCCTGCAAGACACAACAGGCGTGCTAGATGATCAACTAAGGCCAGCATTTCAATCTTTAGCCGTGGCAACTGGCGATTATAGCAAGGCTCAAAACTTATTAAATGTCGCGCTAGATGTCAGTCAAGGAACGGGGAAATCGCTTGCTGCAACGAGCACTGCACTTAGTCGGGCATATCTAGGTAACTTTACTGCCCTTGCAAAGCTAGGGGCTGGCGTATCAAAGGCTGATATTGCTACCGGTGATTTTAATGTAATTGTAGAGAAGTTAAGTAAGACTTTTAAGGGTTCTGCTCTGGCGGCTGCTGATACCTACGCAGGGCAATTAAACAAACTCAAAGCAGCATTTGCCGATGTGCAGGAAACAATTGGTAAAGGCTTTATAGATGCTTTTGCAATACTTTCTGGCCCAGGCAGTTCAGCTGATAACTTTAAAAAGACTATGCAGGATACTGCTCTAGCCGTTGCAGATTTAATTAGGGGCTTTGCAGTAATTGCAGCTAAGTTAAAAGAGATAAAAGATGGCAGCGGATTTTTTGGCAAAGTATTTGACTTTACTACCCAAAATTCAATCGCAAGTTTTATAGCCGGACTAGGTAAAGCAGATAGGTTATTTAAAGAAAGTTTTAAGACTGTTGCGCCAGAGCCAGCCCAGATAGGTTATGCCAAGCTAGCAGCTGATAAGAAGGCCGTAGAATTAGCCAAGAAAACAGCGGCAGAAGAAAAGAAGAAGGCAGATGCCATAACCAAAGCTGCTAAGGCAGCAGCAGATAAACTTAAAACCGAAAAGGCTAGCGCAGTTCTTAACTTGGCTAGCAAAGTTTTAGATACAACTCAGGCTGGAATTCTTGCAGCCCTATCCTTAGACATTTCAAATGCAGATAAAGACCGCCTGTTATTACAACAGGCTTTGCTTAATGAGAACGCAACTGCCGCAGGCAAGTTAGCCCAAACAGTTTTAGCCGCACAACAGGCTGCGCTACTAGCGCAAAAGGCTGACCCATTTGGCGGCTGGAACGATAGCCTGCAAATTGTCCTAAATAACTTAAAGTTACTTGCAACTCAATTAGCCACACTTGGCGCACCGCTCATAATTCCAGCTAAGCCAATTCCGACAATCGCCCAGACTCCCCTAGCTACTGGATATGTTGATGACATCTTCAACCGCAACAAAACCACAGGTGCTTACACTGCGCCACAAGGCACCCAAACAATCAACCTAGTTGTTGATGGTCAAATCCTGACATCAGTTGTAACAAATGGCCAGCAGAACACAAGTGCATCTGGAATTGATCCCAATACTTCTAGGCTCAATCCCCTTAACTAGCCATGACATATCCAGTAACGCTAAATGTAACCTTTGACTTTTCCAATGGCCCAGTATTTGGCTACGCATTTACCATCGGCAATCCACAAAGCGGAATACTTGGCGTGAATGTTTTAGCAGATGCCGCTAGCGATGTTGTAGATATATCAGACCAAGTGCAGAAGGTAACTACAAGAGGCGCCTATAACCTGATACAAGACCAGTTTATGTCTAACACTTGCAGCGTTGTAGTGCTAGACCCAGACGGGGACTGGAACCCACAGAACACTGCCAGCCCTTACTACGGCAAATTAGTGCCACTGCGCAAGCTGCAAATTAGCGCGGTATATCTTGGCAATACTTATTACATATTTTCTGGCTATACCGACAGCTACAACTACACTTACCCCAAAGACCAAGAATATGGTTATGTAACAATTAACTGTTCAGATGCTTTTCGCCTGTTTAATCTATCTAACATTTCAACAGTTACGGGATCAGTTACAGGCCAGGATACAGGCACGCGTCTTGGCGTGATATTAGATCAAATCCAATGGCCTTCTTCTATGCGATCTATTACAACAGGCGGCACTGAAACAACGCTGCAAAACGATCCGGGCACGAACCGCACTGCCCTATCGGCTTTGAAACTCGTGGAATTCACCGAGCAGGGCGCAATGTATATGGGGACCACGGGCAACGTAGTCTTTAAAAGCAGAGCCGAAATTGAAAGCTACTCTGGCCAAAATCCGACCATATTTAGTAACGGCGGCACTGACATCCCGTATAACAATGTAGTTTTTGCATTTGATGACAAGCTCATAATTAACCAAACCAATGTGCAGAACACTGGCGGCACGATGCAGAGCGCTACAAACTCCACATCAATATCCACATATTTTCCACATTCTTTTACACAGCAAAACCTGCTGGGCCAAAGCGATGCCGACGCCCTAAACATCGCCAGGCTCTACACAGCTACCCGGGCTTTTACGACTTTGCGAATAGATGCCATGACGCTAGACCTATCAGACCCGGCAATGGTCAGCTCTGGCGTTATCGCTGCCCTATCGCTGGACTATTTCGACACAGTGCAAATTACTAACTACGGCCAAACTACCAGCACCCTAGCCACATCCACTATTACCAAGACTTTGCAAGTAATGGGTGTAAACCATGAAATAACACCAAACACTTGGAAAGCCACTTTTACTTGTAGTGAGCCTTTGGCTGCAAGTTTCATTATAGGTTCATCAATCTACGGCGTTATAGGCGATCCCAATTACCTATCCGTCTTGAGTTACTAAGGAGAAGAAATGGCAACAGGATTTCCAGCGATAACAGGCGATGTGCTTTCAGCTGCAATGTATAACGGGCTTGTAGCCTTTACAGTTACAACCCAAAGCGGCGCCACTTACACAGTTACTAACACTGATCTATACCAGGTGTCCATCCTTACATCTAACGCGAGCACAAAGACAATAACTATTGCGCCAGATTCAACACTTACTTCTGCCGCAGTCGGTAGCGCAATTACTTTTATTAACACAGGTGCAGGACTTCTAACCTTTGCAGCAGGATCAGGTGTAACAATCGTGTCAGCTGGAGCAGTATCGGCTGCCCCTACCCTTGCACAATACAAGGCCGCTACATGTATTCGCACAGCTGCTAACAGCTGGATTTTTGTCGGTGCTATCGCCTAATGATCGGTAACGCAATCGCTGGACTCTATGGCGTAGGGGTAACTCCATCTACTACTGCCTATGAGTCTATTGCCACGGTAACCGTAGGTTCGGGCGGTCAGGCTAGTGCAGAATTTACTTCAATTAGTTCTTCATATAAGCATTTACAAATTAGAGTTTTAGCACGTTCTAACTCTACTGGCGATGCCAACGATGATTGCTCTTTGCAATACAACGGCGACACTGGAAGCAACTATGTCAGCCATGCTTTAACAGGCAACGGCACAGCCGCTAGTGCTGGATACAACGCCGCGGCAAGCACTAACAGATTATTAAAAACTGCTGGACCAGATGCAGGTGCTAACGTATTTGGTGGCGGTGCAATAGATATTTTAGATTACGCAAATACCAATAAATACAAAACTGCCAGAGGTCTTGGCGGTATGGACATGAATGGAACTAACGGCGTAATTGCTTTAGAAAGTATGCTCTGGTTAAATACCAATGCTATTACTTCAATCAAAATCGCGCCACGTTACGGTTCAGCATGGGTTGAATATTCAACCTTCGCCCTATACGGAATTAAGGGAGCATAATGCCAGCAACTTATGAACCGATAGCGACTAATACTTTAGGCAGTGCTGCAAGCACCGTTACGTTTAGTTCAATTAGTGGAAGTTATACTGATTTAGTTTTGGTAACGGCTGGAACAGGAACTACAAATGGCGTAGGTATGCTAACTTTTAACGGAGACAACCCGAATAGTGGTTCAAGTTATTCTAATACTTCTCTTTATGGAGATGGTGGAACTGCTGGTTCATATCGCAGAACTTCACAGGCTAGAATAAATGATTCTCTTTTTTATACAACCCAGTGTAATAACATATTTCAAATAATGAACTATGCAAATACAACTACAAATAAAACTGTTTTACTTCGAGGCAATTATCCTGGCGGCGAATTAAACGCAACAGTTGGTTTATGGCGTTCAACCTCTGCAATAACATCTTTGACCTTGACTCATAGCGGCACAACTTTTACCGCAGGTTCAACCTTTACCCTTTACGGAATCAAGGCGGCATAATGGCTAATACTTATCAACTTATAGAGGCTCAGACTTTAGGGTCATCTGCGGCGAGTGTTACCTTTTCAAGTATTGCCGCAACTTACACAGACTTAGCAGTGAAAGTTTCAGTTCGTTCAACTAGAACTGGAACCGCTTATGATGATTTGAACATTGGCTTCAATGGTTCGACTGCATCTTTTACTTGTAAATCTATTCAAGGCTCAGGTTCAGGGGTAAGTTCATTTAACTCAAACCAATTTATTGGTCAGGCTGATACTGCTGCCAACACTGCTAATACATTCTCTAGCCTAGATATTTACATTCCAAATTACGCAAGTGCTAACTACAAATCTTATTCAGTTGATAGCGTTCAAGAGGAAAACGGCACAACTGCCTACGCAAACTTAACCGCTGGGCTTTGGTCGAATACTGCCGCAATTACTTCACTTACTTTGAGCGCAGGTATAGGAAATTTGGCACAGTATTCATCATTCTATTTATACGGCATAAAATCTAGTTAAGGAGAAAACAATGGCAAATCCAACACGCGTAGAAGTGAACTGCACAACAGGCGAAGTTCTTGAGATAGAACTAACCGATGCAGAAGTGGCAGAGTTAGAAGCCGCGCAAGCACAAGCCGAGTTAGATCGCGCAGCTAAAGATGCTGCCGATGCTGCCAAGCTTGCAGACAAAGAAGCGATCGCAAAGAAACTTGGCCTAACCAGTGAAGAACTCGCCAAGCTATTTGCCTAATACTCCAGGGGCAATGGTGGCAATAGCCACGGCAGAGGTAGGTTATGTAGAAGGCCCGAAAGATAACGAAACGAAATACGGGGCCTTTACAAAGCATAACTTCCAGCCTTGGTGCGGCTCTTTCCTTATGTGGTGTGCCAAGAAGGCCGGGGTTACTATCCCAAATGTTGTAAGCGTTATTGACGGCATGGAAGCGTTTAAGCAAATGGACCGCTTGCGCGATAAACCAAGGGTAGGCGACTTAGCATTTTTTAACTTTACTAAAGGCGTAATACCGCAGCATGTAGGGCTAGTGGTAGAAGTAAATCAGCCGGGTGTCATTACTTGCGTTGAAGGAAATACAAGCTCTAAGAATCAGAGCAACGGCGGCCAAGTAGAAAAGAAACCGCGCTCTACAGTATTCGTTTTAGCCTACGGGCGGCCCAAATATGTTAAGCCCCAAACCTTAACAAACATAGGAGAAATAAATGAAAGCTAAAATACAGGCAATAGTAATGTCATACCTACGCACTGCCCTATCTGCAATTCTCGGTGCATACATCGCCGGGCAAACAGATCCAAAGCTTCTTGGCTCACTAGCACTATCGGCTTGCGCTGGTCCCCTACTGCGTGCGCTAAATCCAAACGATGCCGCATTTGGTAGAACATCTAAGTAAATGACCACGGCCGACTGGACTGCTCTTATACTTTCAGTAATAGCAATTGTTACTGCATTTGGCGGGGCGGTCCGTTGGCTTGTAAAGCACTACTTGCACGAACTAATTCCAGATGGAAACGGCGGCCATAACCTGCGCGGCCGGATAGACCGAATCGAGACCCAGGTCGATGCTATTTATCAGATGATCCTAGAGGATAGACTTTCAAGATAATTTAGGTGGCGGCAAATCCTTATCGCGCTCTTTTAACTCTTTGGCCTTAGTGGCCGAATAAATTGGCTTTGGCTTAGGCTGCGTCAATATTGGCTGCCTATCTGCAATTTCCTGTTCAGTTAATATCCGACTTGTAGCTTCTCTTAGCCAGTCATTTTGGCGCCATAGATAGGCGGCTCGCTGAACCTGGCCAAGTAGCTGCTCTATATCTCTACCTGATATGTAGACTTCAAAACGTGTCTGGTTAGCTCCTAACCTATCCCCGGTCCTATCGCCTAACTGATTATCGTTAGTGTGGACCATTTCAAGTAAGAGATCACCGGGATTTATCAGGCGCTCATCTTCTCCAAACACTAAAGCTTTGACCCTGGCCTTAACATTTATCTCTGAGGTGGTGCGAAATCTGGCGGCGGTATTCATCAGGGTGGCGGCCTTCTCTTAGGCTGCTTTGCAACACACCGCAAAATGTCGTTGACACTGTCCATTCAATGAACATACAGTGTCCTAGTCGGGATGTGAAGCACTTCACAGCACTATTTATCTGGCTAGACGTAGGAATTTCTGATAACTCCTACTATCTACATTATGTCAGATATTTAGTGCTCCGACCATAACATAAGGGGCGCACGAATGGAGTTAAGACTCACTGATTATCAAGTGATAGCACTAATTGCAGCTGTTTTTATATTGACAGTGTATGGATATTCCGTAGGACTTAGGGAAGGCAAGCGAATCGGCTACCACCGTGGCCGTTCTGTCAGCTGGTCAACAAACAAAGAAGTAAGCAAATGATTCGCCGCGCTAATACCGGGCAGTTTTGCGATTACTGCAAAGCACAATGGGGCAAGTTAAAAGATGGCACCTGGCATATCAAAGCCCAAACTCAAGCCAGTGTTACCTGCTACTCCATCACCAAGCCAAATGTTCAACGATCATATTGCGCGCCATGTCTTGCCATGATTCAAAACTGGCCAGATGGCTCGGTCTTTACACTGCCAGAGCAAATCGAATTTGCTAAGGCTTACTTTGCTAAATCCGGTATCAACGTGCAAATCCATGAAGCCGAGGTATCAGAAAATGTTTGACCTAGCAAACTACATGACGGCTGAAGAAAGAATTGAACTCTTTAAAGCTGATAACCAAGACATGCGCTATGACACAGAGCATGGGATTTATGGTGAATACATTTGGGTCAAAGCTAAAATTTATCGCTTCTTTGATGACCCTACTCCCCTATATACCGGGCTAGCCATGGAATCGCTACAAACACCCTTTGCTATTGAAAAGGCAGAAACGTCAGCTTATGCAAGGTGCATTTCAAATTCTGGTGATCCTAAATACTCGACCAGAAAAGATGGCACAAGGGCGCCTAGAGCCAATAGAGCCGAAATGGAGAAGGTCGCACGCGTTGAAAATGACGCGCTAACCGTTCGCATCGAGGCTGACTTAACAAACGATTGGGAAAACTTTCTAACCGATGAGCCAAAAATAACAACATTGGCACAAGGCGTCGAGCTAGTGCAAAAGAGTTTAGGGGCCACACAAATACCACAATGTAAGCATGGGGCCATGCAATACAAAGAAGGCGTTAGTGCTAAAGGCCCCTATTCTGGTTATGTCTGCACTGGTCCTAGAGGATCACAGTGCCCGGCCAAATGGGATAAGAAATAAATGGGCGCGGCAGAAATCTTCAGGGCAGATGGCATGTATCTGCGCTTTGATACAGACGACACGGTATTAATAGCCAGATGGGCTAATTGTGATCTATGCGAAAAGCCATTTGAAAAATCCCGTTTAACAACTCATTCGGAAATATGGCTCTGCGCGACCTGCCGGTAGTTCGAGTAACGCTTACCTACCAAGAGGAAGAAGATGCACATACTTTTGGTTTTAAGCGTGCCACCGAGCAGAAAAGCGTAGCCAATTATTCAACGCGAAAGAATAAAGGGCTGAACTATCACGAATATATAGCAGAGCTAGCTGAATCAGTAGGCAGTGAAATTGCCACGGCTAAATTCTTTGGCATCGAGGATTTTAAACCGAGTGTGAACACGTTTAAAAACCAAGCTGATATAGGTAGCAATATTGAAGTCAAATGGAGTAAATGGGGCCAAGCACATCTAATCATCGGGCAATCAGATCGCAATAGCGATATTGCAATCTTAGTTACAGGTAAAACGCCCGAATACTTCCTTATGGGCTGGATACCAATTAGCCATGCCAAGGTGCGCCAGCACTGGTCAGCTTCCAATAGCAATTGGTGGGTTAACCAGGAGCATTTGCGCCCTATGCAGGATTTCTTAGGAAGTGATTATGCAAACGCTACGTTTCCGATGTCGACGGTGTAAGAAGGTCCAGCCGCACACCACAAGCGAAGAATTTGGTGCGCTCCCCGTAGGCATGCTGCTCGTGGAGTGCCAGGTATGCGAAGTAGTCGGCATAGAAAATACCGAGAATGAAGCAAAGAGCGTTACAAAGGCGCTTAAAGATGAGCTGAAAAAGCGCTTATGACACGCCGACAAAATCAATCTTACGCTTACCCTATTGACAAGCTATGTATGCTTGACACATACAGTTCCGGGCGAAGAACCTACCCCAACTTGAACACATCTTTAACCCCATCGAAGATACTAAATAAAATACTGGTTCTTAGTATCTTCATAATAACTTCACTTGGCCCTACCTATGCCTATGCAGTATCTGCATATAGCCAGGATAGATGGAAGCTATATATGCACATGAAGGTAATAAGCGATAAACAGTATGTATGTATAAGCCGTTTATGGTATTTAGAATCACGATGGAATAATAAGAGTAATAACAATAAGAGTAGTGCGTATGGGATAGCACAAGTGTTAAATACTAAGACGAATGATCCATATAAACAGATAGATGCAGGGCTTAGGTATATAGCACATAGATATAATAATGATGGATGTAAAGCGTTAGCACATCATAATAAGCATGGATATTACTGATGCCTAAAGCAGAAATAGGCACTAGACGATGGCGCAAGCTGCGCGAACGTATCTTGGCTCGTGATAACTACACATGCCAGCGATGTCAGAGCACGGAGAACTTACAAGTGGATCACATCATCAGTCGTGTTGATGGTGGTCAGAACAACGAGGACAACCTTCAAGTTCTCTGCAAGTTATGTAACCTAAATAAGGGCAGAAAAAGCGGTTTTTTGAGCGTAA